ATTATTCTCGCTGTATTGGTTGTTGGTGTTGCTTTGTTTCAATTTAACGCTACTTTTGCCGCCCGTGGCATAATGAGTACCAAGCCGTCGGGCGGAACGGTTAGCGGCAAAACCCAACCGATTAAAGTAGTCGGGATGGCTAAATTTGTTTTGAAAGGTGCCGTTGTATCTACCACCGCCGATACGATAACTCTCCATGTTACGAATACCAGCAAAAACGCCAAGCTGTTTGATAACCAGGATAAAACCATCAGTGTGGGCAGCAAGACAACCATTACAAAAAATGGGAAAAATATTTTGTTGAACCAAGTAAAATCGGGCAATAAAGTAAAGGTTTTTGGCATTTTTGACAAGAAGAGCGGGGCTATCATGGTGGTGAGGTGGATTAAGGTTGTGACTCGATAAGCGTGGGTAGTTCACACTTGCGTTGGACGCAGATGTGGTACAATTAGTTTGAAGATTGAAAACCTGTTGCCGCACAAGCGGCACAGCCCAAATTGAGTATCAATAGGGCTGGGAACATTTCACGAATTTTTCGTGGGCTGTTCCCAGCCCTTTTTTATTTCTTCGTCCATGAAACCTCTCGACAAACTTTTATCATTCATCGGATTGGCACGGAAAGCCACAACCGCAATCCCGCTCATTTCTGGGGCAACGGGCGAGTTCGACCCGTTCTCGCTTTGGATTTCGCAAAAGAAACTCGCCGCAGACAAGGCGATGGCGATTTACAACGGCTGGGTCTATGCCTGCGTGCGCGCCATCGCAGAGGAAGTCGCCAAGATTGATTTAAAACTTTTTCAAGTGAACGCGGACGGCGCAAGCGAGGAAATCGAAGATCACGAAATTCTCGACATCTTGAGCAGCGTCAATCATTTTCAAACGAAATTTGAATTGTTTTTTATAACCGCCGCGCATCTTGAGCTCGCGGGCAACGCCTATTGGTTCTTGGATGGAGTGCAGAAGGAAAGCGACAAGCCCACGGCGATTTATTCATTGAATCCGAAGTACATCAAGATCATCAAGGAGGACATCCCGACCTTCATCTCGGGCTACCAGTACACAGTCGGCTCAAAGAAACAAAGGTTCGAGCCGTTTCAAATTCTCCATTTCAAATACCCAGACCCGAACGATCCCTACGAAGGCATCGGCACGGTGCAAGCGATCAGCGACTGGATTAATGCCGACAACTACGCGAGCCAAGTGAACCTCAACTATTTCAAGAACGGAGCGCGCCTCGCGGGAGTTTTAGAGTCGGAAAACTTCGTGACGCCGGAGCAGCTCGACTATATGAAGAAAATGTTCATGCAGCTCTACGCGAGCGCAGCGAACGCCTACCAGATCGCCGCATTGCCGAAGGGCACGAAGTTCACGCCGATGTCGGACACGCCGAAGGACATGGACTTCGCAAACCTCCAGACCACGATGCGCGACAAAATCCTTGCTGGCTTTAGGGTTTCAAAAACAATTCTCGGCACAGCAGAGAGCGATACCAACCGCGCAACGGCAGAGACGGCAGATTACGTTTTCGCCGAGCGCACGATCAAACCGAAAATGCACCTCATCGTTTCCTACCTCAACGAGTTCCTCATCTCGCGCTACGGCGACAATTTGTATCTTGACTTCATTGACCCTGTGCCAAAGAACCGCGACCTCGAGATCGCAGAGATGGCAGCCGCAAGCGGCGGGCAGCCGATCCTTTCACCGAACGAATCCCGCGAGCGTTTCTTCGGAGCGCCGCCAGTTGCACATGGAGACGCGTTACGCGGCTCGGCAATCCTCCAAGAAATCGGCGCGCCAGAGCAGCCAACGAAGGAAGCCAAGCCGCAATCAAAGACAGTCGGCAAGCAGCGCCCATCGCCGCGCTTCGCCAAGAACGCCAAGAGACGCAAGAATATCGCCGAGGAGATCGTCGGCAACGCCTTCGCGGACATCAAAGAAACAATCACGAAGGCAACCGAGATCGTGAAGCAGAAAAGCATTGCCGACATGAGCGAAGCGGAATTTGAAAACATCTACAAAGTGTTCGCGCTTCGCGTGACGCCTTACAAGAACCAGCTCGCGGAAAAAATAAAAGGATTCAACGCCGGCCAAAAGAAGGAAGTTTTGAAAAACCTCCCGAACGCGGTTAAAACGAAAGCGATTGATCCAGCCGATCTATTCAACAGGCAAACATTCGTGACGGCGCTCATCGACTTGTCCGAACCCCTTCTCATTGACCTTTATGGCAAGGAGGGCGAAGCCGCAGCCGAACTGATCGGCGCGGGCAAGCTCGACATCCTAACGCCCGAAGTGCGGAAGGCGATCAGGGACGCGGTGGATTTGATGAGCAACAAGTACAACGACACCACCCTTGATGCATTGAAAGAAAAGCTCGAGCAGGGCATCGGACATGGCGCGAGCTTGGACGAACTCAAAGATTTAGTAAGTGGAATATACGAATGGAGCGACGAGACGCGCGCCGAGCGTGTGGCGGAGACCGAAACGTTCAGAATTGCGAACGATGCGACGAAGCAGGCATGGAAACAGACGGGCGTTGTGAAGTCATTGAAGTGGTACACCGCCGAGGACGAGCGGGTGTGTCCGTTCTGCGCTCCGCTTCAAGGCAAAGTAGTTTCGATTGAGGAGAATTTCTTTGCGAAAGGCGACACGGTAGAAGGCACGGACGAAAGCGGCAAAACACAAACCTTGAACCTTGATTATGCGGACGTTGGCGCGCCGCCGCTTCACGTTTCCTGTCGTTGCTATATTCGCCCAGAGGAAATTTCCTTAGCAGCGCCGACGGGAGAAACGAAGCAGGAAGCTAAACCGAACGTTGAGGAAATCGTCAAGGCGGAAGTCGAGAAGCAAACCGCCGCCATCAAAATCGCAGCAGACGCGGAGATTGAACGCATCAAAAAAGACGCAGAGGAAAAGGTCGGGGAGATCAAAAAGCAGGTAGAGGAAGCATTGAGCTAAAAGCAAAATGAAAAATGAAAAACGGCGCAAGGCGGAAAAAGTTCAAGACAAACTCGAACCAGAAAAAGCTTTGGTGCGCAACCTCGCCCGCATTGTTGATCGCCTCGACGATCACAGCGACGCCTATATTCGCTTCATCGCTTTGCTTGAAGGGACAAAGTCCCTGAAAGTAGAAAACCTTGATGAGGTAAAGATTCCCAGCACCTTCACAATTTCAAATCTAAAGGACATTCCGTTTCCGGAGTGGAAGCTCCCCGATGTTTTTTCGGTAAAGGTCGACGACAAGCCAGAGTGGTACAAAGAGCCGCAGCCGTTCCCAGAGATCCAGAAGTTTCCAGAGAAGATTTTGATTGACTGGGAGCACGCGCCAAAGCAAAACGACCAAGCTCCGCCATGGATCGTGGAAGTAATCGCAACCGCCTTCGGCAAGCTTGCAGAATTATGGCAAAAAGGCATCACCACTCATCGCGCAGAGGACGACAGGTTGAAACCGCAGATGTCGGTGCTGATTGATCCGGAAACAGGCAAACCAATCAGCGTGAAAGACCTTCGACCAATTGTGAACGTCGAGCAGAGAATTCCGCCGACGGGTGCATCCGCAGGTGGCGGAGGTCCAACCGATGTCACTGACAGAGCAGCACGCTTGCTCGGGATCGTCTACGGCAACCTCGCGCAGATTCAGCAGCGCGCTGTCACTCTTGAACAGCTGACGTGGGATAAAAATCTGGAAACGGTATTCGGGACAGCGAGTTTGCTGAACGCAGGACGGTTGAAGGTCGAAGCGTCGCCACTCGCCTCAAGCGTCTGGGACGTAAGCGATCGCGTTGCTCGGCTTCTTGGTTCGGTATCGCTGGGAGTGAGTTCCGGCAAGACGAACATTATGAAAACAGGATCGCTGACTACGACTGCAACCACCGCGGATCAAGTCGTGCTTACTTATACGGTCACATCTGGAAAAACATTTTATCTTGAATATTTCGAAATTGAAGCAAGGATTACCACTTTGTCCGGGACCGCATCAATTTTAGGGACGGCGAGCCTTGAAAATCCATCGGGGACAAAAGGCCACACAAGCACGTTCACAAACCAGACGACATCGGAAGTAAAAAGAATAGTTATTCCTCTTGCAGAGCCGATCCCGATAGCTGCCGGTACGGTGATTAGGGTTGTGTGCACACCGGCAGCAGCCACCTCAATGTTATGGATCGGCAATTTCGGAGGATACGAAAAATAAAGGTCGGGTAAAAAACAAAAAGTCGAAACAAAAATTAAAAATATGAACGACACAATCAAAAAATTCACAGTAGACGTAAGAGAGGCGATCTCCGCGCAACTCCAATCAAAGGAGATGCAGGATTTCATCGCCGCAACGAAAGCCGCCGAAGATACGGGCAGCTTTGAGGTCGTAATTTCAACCGCCGACGTTGATCGCGACGGAGAATCAATCGACCAGAACGGCTGGGATTTGAGCTTTTATCTGCTCAATCCCGTCGTGCTCTGGGCGCACGATTACTCCAGCCTGCCAATTGGAGTGACAGAAGGCATCGCTGTCAAAGATGGGAAGCTCGTCGCAACGGGGAAGTTCGCACCAGAGAGCGCGAACCCGTTCGCCCAGCAGGTGCGGCGGCTTTATGACTTGAAAATTGTCCGCGCAACATCAGTCGGCTTCATCGTGCTCGACATGAACGGGCGCGTGATCATGAAGGCGCAACTTTTGGAGTTCAGCTTCGTGCCTGTGCCCGCGAATCCCTACGCCCTTTCACTTTCAAAAGCGGTGGAGATGGGGTTGAACACCGAAATGCTCGCGATGAAAGGAATCAAGTTTGAGGAAGCCGAAGCCAAAAAAGATTTACCAGAAACGCCGGGCGACAACCCCGACACGCAGCAGCCAGAGGAAGGGAAGCCATGCAAGCTTTCAGACGGAACGGACGGCACTTACCAAGTCGATGACAGCGGTGCGCTCGTCTGCCAGACGAAAGTAAAGCAGCCAACCGATCAAGAGCCGCAAGAAGGACAACCCTGCACCATGTCAGACGGCTCAAGCGGCATCACGCAGATTGACGAGAACGGCACGCTCGTGTGCGTTCCGCAATACGAGGAGAAGCCAAAAGCGGCAGGCACAATTGTGCACGATCCGAATCCAATGAACTGCGCATCTTGTCAGGGAGAAATCAGATCGGCAGTCGTCGCACATCAAAAGGAAACTAAGACAGCAGTCATCGCTCACTCCGAGAGGATCGTCGCAATCGTCGCGCGGCACTACGGAGAATTAGTTAAACAAGCCATCAAACCAAACGAAGCGCTGCCTCCAAAGGGTAGCGAGGGGGAGGAAAGCCACGATGGGGCTGCCCCGAAGGAAAGGTCGAGTCGCGTAGGGCAGGACGAGAAGGAGGAGCTTGAATTGTTCCTCCTCGGACAGTCGGTCTTACGTGCGATCAACAACGCAACCAGCGAGGCGCTCGAAAAATTTAATAAGCGCCCTCGCTCAAATTCCCATGGACGAAAAAACTCTTAAGGAACTTGAAGGAAAACTGGTTACGGCTGTCGATCAGGTTCTCGAACAGAAACTCGAAAAAGCCATCAGCCCAGTCGTAGCTGCGGAGACGAAAAAAATCGTTGAGCAGATGCGGATTGAGCGCGCGCTTTTCGGCATCGATCGTTCAGGTTTAAGCGATGACCAGAAAATGGAATTCGCAAAGAACGTGAAAATCCTTGCCAAAGGCGCGTACCGCGCAAAGGCGGGCGAGCTCATCGAGGAGCAGGACAACACAGGCGGTTACCTCGTAGCCGTTGATGTGGCGAACGCCATCCAGCGCATCGCAGCGTCCGTCGGTCTCGTTCTTTCTCAAGCCCAGAAATGGAATTTGAAATCGGACGAGCTCGACATTCCCGCATACACGGGATCATTCCTCGAAGGTGACTATCTCGGCTTGAATGCCGCAGGTACGAACACCGCGCTTACTTTCGATCAAGCACGCTTGATCGCGAAGAAGTGGCAGCTCGCATTCGTGGTTGGAAACGACCTCGTCGCCGATGCTTCGGTCAATCTTGCCGATTGGCTTCTGGCTTTGGGTGGTGAATCGCTCGCGAACCGAATCGACAGAGAAGGGTTCAACGGAGGCAGTTTCGCAAACTCGCCGTTCGTCGGAGTTCTCAATCATCCGAACGTCCCCGTCTTCACTCTCGCAGCTGGGCACACTTCATTCGCCAGTTTCGATATTGCGGACGCTTCGGACGCCATCGCACAGGTTGAGGAATCGACGCTCGACGGTGCAGCGTTCTACTTCCACCGCACGGTGTGGGCAAAAATCCGCTCGCAGAAGGACACGGCTGGAAACTACATTTTCGGCTACGTCAACACAAACTTCGGTGAGCAGGTGAAGCCCTCGGGCATCAAGCCGCAAGGGTACATCCTTGGCTTCCCCGTTTACACCACGCGACACCTTCTCGCGAACTCCGCATCGG